GCTAGCAGACTGGGCAAAGCGCACCGATCCCGATGGCAAAGTACCAACCATCGTAGAGCTGCTTTCGCAGACAAACCCTGTTTTAACCGACATGTTGTTTGTTGAAGGCAACTTGCCTACTGGTCACCGCACCACTGTGCGCACCGGCCTGCCGGCAGCAACATGGCGCCTGCTGAACTACGGCGTACCATCCAGCAAATCAACGACTGCCCAGGTAACAGACAGCACAGGCATGCTGGAAACGTATGCCGAAATTGACAAGTCTCTGGCCGATCTGAATGGCAACTCGGCAGAGTTCCGCCTGTCAGAAGACAACGCATTCCTGGAAGGAATGAACCAGGCGATGGCTGAAACCATCTTCTACGGCGACACTCGCGTAAGCCCGCAGCGGTTCACTGGCTTGTCGGCTCGTTATAACGACAAGTCTGCAAAGAACGCGCAGAACATCGTTGATGCAGGTGGCACCGGTTCGAACCTGACCTCAATCTGGTTGGTAGTGTGGGGCAGCAATACCGTGCACGGCATTTTCCCTAAAGGGCAAAAAGCTGGGTTGAGCCATAACGACCTTGGCGAACAAACCCTGAAAGATGCCAATGGCGGCCAGTATCAAGGCTATCGCACCCACTACAAGTGGGATAACGGACTGACCGTTCGCGACTGGCGTTATGCCGTTCGCATTGCCAACATCGACACCACCAAGTTGGGCGCCGATGATGGCCCTAACCTGGCCAAGTTGATGGTGCAGGCTCTGCATCGCATTCCTAACCTGCAGATGGGTAAGGCTGTGTTCTACATGAACCGCGATGCGGCAGAGTACCTGGATATTCAGGCTACTGAAAAAGCCTCTCTGGCGATCAGCGTGAAGGAAACCGAGGGCGTGTTCTGGACCTCTTTCCGTGGCGTGCCAGTGCGTACCTGCGATGCTCTGTTGAGTACCGAATCACAGGTTGTTTAATCCCGGCTGAGCCGCCGGGTGCGGCTCTCCTTTCTCATTGATGGAGAGACAAAATGATCCTCGACTATCTCAATATGTTCTCGCAGGCGCAGGCTGTTACGGCAACCGCGCCATCTACTGACGTTATCGATCTCGGCCCGCTGTGCGCCGGTAACGATGTTCGTGACATTGGCCCAGGCTACCCGGTGGAATTCTTTGCCCAAGTGGCAACCGATGGCGCGGCTGGCGGTTCGGCTACCGTGACGATCAGTCTGCAAACATCAAAGACCAGCAATTTCGCCAGCGCAACCACGTTGCTGCAAACAGGTGCGATTGCCGTTGCTGATATGAAGGTTGGTTATCGCTATGTAGGCACAGTTCCACACGGCGTGCAGCGCTACCTGCGCGTTAACTACACCGTGGCGACTGGCCCATTGACCGCGGGTGCTTTCACTGCTGGCCTGCTGCTGGATGCTGACGCACAACACAGCTACGCAAGCGCCTTCCAAATCACCGTTTAATGGGGCGTGACATGTCACAAACGAAATTGTACCGCGTCATACGGAAGTCATTCATCAACGGTCATCTGCTGGAAGAGGGAGATACCATCGAATACGGCGGCAAGGCTGGCGACAACCTGCAACTGATCGATGGTTCCGGCAATCCGCTAGAAGAGGGCGGCGAAGGTAGTGGCGACGACAGCACTAACCTGGAAACGCTTCGCCAGCAGTATGAAGAGCTGTTCAACGAGAAACCACACTTCAACACTGGCACGGCTAAGTTGCAGGCGGCTATCGATGAAAAGCGCAAAGAGTTAGGCATTTAATATCAAAGGGGCTTCGGCCCCTTTCTTCCCTGGAGTCCTCGCATGAAAACCGTAAACCTCAAGATCGGCACTGACACCTACGAAAGCGAATGCGGCAAGCCTGAGACTCGCGACGAATACCCGTGGGGGCTTCGCTTCACTTTGAACAATGACACGCTTGAAAAGCTGGGGATCCCATTACCAAAAGTGGGAGAGGTGGTTACTGTCGGCGGTATGGCTAAAGTGCTGTCTGTCTCTACGCGCACTGAAGGTGACAAAGCCGAAAGCAGCGTTGATCTGCAATTCACCGATATTGGCGTTGAACCGTCCGCCGCACCGCAGCGCTCTGCTGCCGACACTCTTTATGGCGAAGCCAGGGGCGAGTAATGGCATCCGTTATCCAGATCTGCAACGTGGCTCTTGGTCGACTTGGCAATAGCCGGGTGATCGCCAGCCTCACCGAAAAAAGCAAAGAAGCCGCTGTATGCAATCTTTTCTATGAGGATTGCCGCGATGCTGTGCTTGCTGATTTCCCATGGCGTTTTGCCACTAAGCGCGTGGCTCTTGCTGATCTGGATATCGCGCAACCTGATTGGCAATGCAGCTACCGCTACCCAACCGACTGCATGCGCATTGTCGCGATAGTCTCTCCGGACGGGGGGCGATTCGTTACGCCGGAACAACGCGTTCCGTATGAAGTTGGTTCTGATGAAAACGGCACTGGGCGCTTGATACTGACAGATCTGCCGAAAGCATGGCTGCGCTATGTATCAAAAGTGACCGACCCCAATATGTTTGACGCGGAATTCCGCGACGCGCTTGCCTGGCGCCTGGCCGCCGAAATCAATATGCAGATCACTGGCGATGCAAACCTTGGCAACCGGGCGGAGCAGAAATATCAGCTAACCATTTCTTCGGCTTCCACATTGAGCATTAATGAAACCCAGGAGCCGCCTGCGCCGTGGTCTGAGGTTTCTGACCTGAGGGCATCATAATGACAACCAGCCTGATCCAGCCATCCTTTGCCGGAGGCGAAGTTTCACCGAGCCTTTACGGTCGTGTTGACCTAGAGAAATACCAGACCTCGCTACGACGCTGTCGTAACTTTATCGTCCGCCAATATGGTGGCGTAGAGAATCGCCCTGGTACACGTTACGTGGCGCCAGCCAAATATCCCGATCGAAAGTGCCGGCTGATCCCGTTCCAGTTCAACACTGAGCAAACCTATGTGCTAGAAGTCGGTGACCACTATTTCCGCGTGTTCATGGATGGTGCTCAGGTTGTTTACTCATCTGGTGCCAGCGTTGGCCAACCGGTAGATGTGGCAACGCCATGGGCTGCTGGCGATATCGATCTGCTGAAGTACACGCAAAGCGCGGACGTGATGACGGTATGCCATCCCAATTACCCGCCGATGGAGATCCAACGATACGCACATGATGATTGGCGTACCGCCGCGGTATCAACCAAGGGCGGCCCGTTCAATACAATGAATGTCGATGAGGCGGTAACGGTGTATGCAAGCGGGCTTACCGGGGACGTTACGCTGACAGCCAGTACTTCAATCTTCAAATCGTGGCCCATAGGTAGCGTGTTCTTTGCAGGACAAAACAATATTGATAGCACACCAAAATGGGAGACGGACAAGCCCGTCGCTGTTAATGAATATTGCCGTTACAGCTATAACTATTATCGCTGTGTTGATGCTGGTCAGAAAGGAACAACCGGCACAGTAGCGCCATCGCATACCGATGGGGCGCAATGGGATGGATGGGGATATGCCGATCAGAACGGTGTCAAATGGCAATACGTCCACAGCGGGTCAGGGATCTTACGAATAAATAGCGTGTCTGCTGATGGTTTAACCGCAGAGGCTACGGTAATTACCGAGTCAGATGGTGTGCAGGAGCTGCCTGGGAACATGGTTGACGCCGGTAACGCAACATACAAGTGGGCGCACTACGCCTGGAATAGCGATGCTGGCTACCCAGGCACTGTCGTTTATTTCCAGCAGCGCCTAATGTTTGCCGGCTCGCGCAGCCAGCCACAAACCGTGTGGACCAGCCGCAGCGGTGACTACAAAGACTTTGGCACATCAAACCCAACCGTTGACGATGACGCGATCACCTACACCTACGCCGGACGACAACTTAACCAAATCCGCCACCTGATTGATGTTGGTTCTCTGGTCGCACTTACCAGCGGTGGGGAATACAAGGTAAACGGGAACCAGCAGGGTACGCTAACACCATCAGCCTTCCAATTTGCCAGCCAGGGACAGAACGGCGCCAGCCACGTGCAGCCGATCGCCATTAGCAACGTCGCACTGTTCATCCAGCAGAAGGGCGGCGCAGTGCGCGATCTGGCTTACTCGTTCGACGTTGATGGCTTCCAAGGTTCTGACCTGACCATTCTTGCCAACCATTTCTTTACCGGATTCCAGATCACTGATTGGGCTTTCTCAATTACACCGATGTCTGTTGTTTGGTGTGTTCGTAATGACGGCGCTCTTCTCGGCCTCACATACATGCGTGATCAGCAGGTTGCAGCGTGGCACCTACACCCGGGCGCTGGCCGATATGAATCCCTATGCAGCATTGCCGAAGATACCGAGGACGCTCTCTATTGTGTAGTGGAGCGAACCATTAACGGGCAGCAGCGGCGTTACATCGAACGTATGCAAACCCGTCTATACACTGACATGGATGATGCCTTTTTCGTTGACTGTGGTCTGACATACGACGGCAGGAACGGCGACGCCAGCAAAACTATGAAGCTTACAGGGGGATCCGGGAGCTGGCCATACGACGAAGAGATAACGCTTTCGGTGTCAGGCTCCAGTTACTTCACGGCCGGTGATGTTGGCAGCGAAATTCACATGCCGTATTTCGAAGACGACGAAAACAAAGTTCTTAAGCTGCTGATCCGCTCCGTGGTGAGTGGCAACCAAGCGACCGTAACCAGCAACCGTGATGTTCCTGAGCAGCTTCGTGGTGTGTCGGTCAGAAACTGGAGCATGGCGCGCATGACCTTTACCGGGCTTGATCATCTCGAAGGGCAAGCGGTGAGCATCCTTTCCGACGCCAACGTAGAACCGCAGAAGATTGTCACCGGTGGCAGCATAACCCTCGAGAAAGCAGGTGCCGTTGTGCATGCAGGCCTGCCGATAGCCGCGGTCATTGAAACACTCGACGTTAACCTGAACGGCAACGAAACCTTACTCGATAAGAAGAAGCTATTCACGAAAGCCTCTCTGTTGGTCAACGAATCACGCGGCGTATTTGCGGCTACACCTGGTTGCGAGTTCTACGAGTACGCCCAGCGTGATGATGAATTTTATGATGAGCCGGTCGATCCGAAGACGGGAACCATTGAATTACAATTGGATGCTAACTGGGGCAAGAATGGCAGGCTGATTGTTAAGCAAGACGATCCGCTGCCGATGACCATTCTGGCCGTTATCCCGCGCGTAACTGTAGGGGGCGTTTAGTGCGTAAGGTTGAAGTTGTTGAGGCCACATTGGAACACGTAGCGGCATTACTGCCGCACGTTCGCCAGGCGGATGTTGATGAGTTCGAAGCGATGAGCGGAAAGACACCGGCGCAAGTGCTGGAGTTGGCCCTGCGCACTTCGGCTTTTTCCTTCGCTGGTCTGATTAACGGCCAGGTGGTCACCATCTTCGGCGTTGCTCCACGCTCCATTATCACCGGTTCCGGCGTTCCTTGGCTGGTTGGTTCTGATCTGCTGGAGCGTTATCAGGCAACTTTCCTCCGCCGGTGCCGGCCGGTGTTGCAGTTATTCCTGCAGCATTACCCGGTGCTGGAAAACTACGTTGATGCCCGCAACACTGCGGCTAAATGCTGGCTGCACTGGATGGGCTTCACCATCCATGAAGCGCAGCCAGTCGGCCGGGCCGGGCTTCCATTCCACAGATTCGATATGAGACGAGGTGACCATGTGTGAGCCAACAACTATTGTTGCAGTGGGCGCTCTGGTAGTTGGTGCTATCAGCGCATACGGTCAGCAGCAGCAAGGTAAAAATGCCCAGAAAGTTGCTAATGCCAACGCTGACGCACAAGAAATAGCCGCCAAGGACGCGATAAATACCGGTAATGCTCAGGCTGACCAGCAACGCCAGCAGACGCGGCAACTGCAGGGCCAGCAGGCGGCGGCATTCGGTGCGGCCGGTACCGACATGACCAGCGGCAGCGCGCTTAATATCTTCGGTAATACTGCCCAGGGCGGGCAGCTCGACTCGCTGACGACAATCAACAACGCCGAACGGCAGGGGGCCGGGCTTAACTTCCAGGCAGGGGTTAGCCGCGCGCAGGGCCAAATGGATCGCAGTGCTGCTAACCTCGGGGCCACAACTACCATCCTGAACTCAGCATTAACGGCATATGGCTCCTATCAATCATCTGGCGCGCTGAATAAGCCGGCAGCTTCAGGTGGTGGATCATCCAGCAATAACATGTTCAACAACGCCCGCGGCAGCCGTTACGGCTCCAACGCATACACGTTCTAAGGGGGAGCGATGCCAACAGTACCGGTATACCAGCGCCAGTCACAATCTGAGATGGCGCCTGTTAACACGCAAAACCTCCGCATCCCACAGGGCAACGGATTAACAGCGCTGGCTGATGTCGGAGCTAATGCTCTTGGCGTATATCAACAGCAGCGTGAACGTGAGGATCTGGCATTCGCTCAGAACGCGCTGTTGCAGTTTAACCAGCAAGCCGATGACCTGATTAATAACCCGCAGACCGGCCTGATTACCAAGCAGGGCGCGAATGCCATTGGGCAGGGTGAGCAGGTCGCCGGGCAGCTTAGTCAGATGGCTGGATCGGCTCTCGACTCGATCCCAGATGGCCCAGTAAAAGAGAGATTCCGTAACCAGTTCGCGGCCGCCGGTCAGCCGATCGCAAATCGTGCGCGGCAATATGAAGTTGGCCAGCGCCAGCAATTCGAAGTTGGTCAGCAACAGGGGTTATTGGCTAATCTGCAAACGCAGGCCGAAAACAGCTTTGATGATAATGAAGGCTTCGTGAATACGAACCTGCTGGCTAGAGAGCAGATCATGGCATTCGGGCAGGCTCACGGGCAAAGCCCGGAAGAGATCGAGGCCAATTGGGTTAACTTCCGTGAGAATTCAGCGAAGGCCGCCTTAAATGCTCAGCTTACCGCTGGACGTTTCGATCAGTTTTTGGCGCGCAACGGGGAGCCGTCTGATGTTGGCGGAATGCCTCGAGTCACTGCACATGGTAATTCTTCTGCTGCGCGCGGATTGAGAAATAACAACCCTGGAAACATCGAGGCCAGCTCCGCAAACCCATGGGAAGGGCAGGCAGGTAGCGATGGACGCTTTGCCAAGTTTGAAACGCCGGAGCATGGGATCCGCGCGCTGGGGAAAAACCTGTTGTCATACCAGAGGCAGGGCTATGACACCGTGTCTGAAATCGTCAACCGCTGGGCGCCGGCCTCTGATGGCAATGACACCGACGCCTATATTAAAGCGCTGTGCGGCGCTCTGGGTATTGGCGCTAACGATCAGGTAGACATGAGCAACCCGCGCACCCTGGCCGCTCTGTGCGCAGGTATCGTGAAGCATGAGAACGGAAGCCAGCCATATACTACTGAACAGCTTGGAGCGGGGGTTAGCGCAGCGCTAGGCCTATCCGCGCTGGAGTCATCGAAACGACGAACCGGTAACGCGGCCTTTGATGCCGCCAGCCCTGCAACACAGGGAACCTATCTCCGACAGGCTCAGGCGATGCAGAATGAGCAGCGCGCACTGTATGCCCAACAACTCGGCACGTCGCTGAAGGATGCGTATTCAGCCCTTGATGAAGGTCTGCAGCCTGGTCAATTGCCAACGCAGGCGGATTTGATAAACGCCTACGGCCCGGCCAAAGGGCTTCGTCAGTGGCAGGACCTGCAGGATCAACAGAGCTATGGCGGGGTAATCGGGGCTGCAAAAGACATGTCACCTGCCGGCCGTCAAGACTTGCTTGAGCGCCTGCGCCCATCTGATCCCAATGCGCCTAACTTCGCAGCCAATCAACAACGCTGGGACAAGATGCAGGCCAAGTTTAAGCAGCTCGATACGGAATGGGAAAAGAATCAGGGCAGCAGCAGATTTGAATCATCACTGCAGAACAACTTCCCACTGGATCCAAATGATAAAAATAACCAGGCGGCGGCAGATTATTACTTTGATCGACAGGTCGCGCCTGGATTCAATATCAATAACGCCGACAGCATGAACCAGGTCGCTGAGATAACCACAAAATCCGGCATGCTGCCAACGCAGATCAAGACGATGCTCACTGCAGGGGCTACATCCCGCGATCCTGCCGTCGTTGTTCCAATGGCCAAGATGTACGGGCAGATTTTCGACAACAACCCGGCGGCGGCTACTGGCGTGGACAAAGGGGCTATGGCGTTCTACTCGAAAGTTTATGCCTATGACCGCGCTGGCGTACCAGCAGATAAAGCCGTTGATATGGCCTACAACCAGGTCTATCAGCAGGACGATCGCTTGAAGCAGATGGTTAGCCAGCAAGTCAGGGATAAAGACTACATCAAGGCTAGGGCCACTGCCGCACAGGACAATATCAATACCCTGTCGCCGTCGTGGACAAACTTCGGATCGCCGAGTATCACCAGTGCAGGCCAGGCTAATCAGTTGTACCAGCGTGACTACCAGACCATTTACGACGCCAACTTTGCCCAGACCGGAGGCGATGCTGATCAGGCCAAGGCCATGACCAACGCCATGATTAAAAAGGTGTGGGCGGTATCGACCATTAACGGAAAAGAAGAGGTGATGAAATATGCACCTGAAGCCGTGTATGGCATTACGAACGGTTCTGGTAACTGGATCCAAGGCCAATGGGAAGAAGAGAAGCTGGCGCTTAAAGGGGCTGCATTTGGTGGTGCGCGCGATGACACTGATTTAGTCCTGATACCTGATGCAGTAACGCCACGCGACCAGAGCTATAGCGTCATGCTCCGCCAGAAGAATGCTGAAGGCTATGATGATGTGCGCCCGTACTACGGGGAAAATGGTATGCCTTTGAGATTCAAGCCTGAGCAACAAAGCTCACCAATGTATAAGCAAACAATGGGAGTTCAGCAACAGAGAATCGACGCGGCTCGCGCGGAGCGTCAGGGGGAGCAGCAACCCGCATTTACCAATCAACAGGGCTATACGCCACCTGATCTCACTAAACCATTTGGTACCGGCATTGCTAACCAACTGCCGAGCAACATCACAGCAGGAGGCCAATAATGCCAACGTATGAAATGAAGCCTGACGATCTGCTTTCTGGTGACGTCCAGACCATTCCACAGCCGGATGATAGTTCGGATTACATGGAAACGCCGTCATTGCTTTCGGCGATCAATCCATTCACCGATAACCAGCAGGTGCAGCGCGGGCGTGAAGCGGCTTTCCGGCTGGATAACTCCCTTGGTAGTTTCATCGCCACGGCACCATTCAGCCAGTTTGACAAAGTTGATGGTTATAACCCTTTTGATAATGACGCAGCAGACCTGAAGGGATATGAGGATTATGCTGACTCATTCATTGATGCTGGATCCCCTGATGAGACGCGCGCCATAAAACAGCGTATTGACCAGCAGATGCAGGACCGGCAATACTTTTCAGAAACCGGCGGTGCTGGGACAATTTCCAGCTTGGCGATGGGGCTAATCGATCCCATAAACTTGGCTGCTATGTTCGTCCCCGCTGGAGCCGTAGTGCGCGGCGGAGAGGTTGCGGCCACTGCTGGAAGGTTTGCCCTGGCCAATGCCGTTGGCGGCGTAGCGTCAGAGGCAGCATTGAGCGCCACTCAGGAAACCCGTACATTGGAAGAGAGCGCGGCAAACGTGGCAGTTGATGCGATGGTCGGCGGCATCCTCGGCGCCGGCACCCAATTGCTGGCCGGTGTTGGTCGACGCGCAGCGGTATCTGAAGCGGTAGCTAGCAATCTGCGAGGAAATGACTCGCCGCAAAGCATCGGTGCGGCTCAGGTTTTCAACACAACACTGGATCAGGAGCAGTTGGCTGGTCTTGGTTTGATTAACAAAACCCTGAGCGTTAACCCAGGCGGCCGCCTTGCGCAGTCACCATCGCGCGCGTCTCGAGCCATTAACCAGCAGTTGGCAGAAAACAACTATTACTTTGCCAAAAACGACGAAGGGCTAGCCACATTTACCGCGGCGGAAACCAAGATAAAGCAATACGACGCGATGCTCTACAAACAGATGGAGTCCACTAAAGACGCCTACCAAGCATATAGCAAGAATATCCGGTCGGCTGGAGGCACGCGCATGACCTTTGTTGATTTCAATGAGGCAGTTGGTATGGCGATGCGCCGCGGCGATCAGAGTGAAATTCCAGAAGTGGCCCAGGCAGCAGCACAGATCCGCCCGATGTTTGAGGCGACCAAAGTCCGCATGCAGGAACTCGGCATTTTGCCGGAAGACGTTGACGTTTCTACGGCGCAAAGCTACCTGCCACGCATTTACAAATTCGATAAAATTTTGTCTGACCGCACAGAGTTCCGTGGGCGCATTGCTAATTGGATTCAGGGCATCAGTGCAAAAGGTGCGGATGCTGCCGGCGCGCGCATTGAGAAGATCGATTCAGGTCTGTCTGCTGCAGCAGAAGCCGAGCCGCGCGCAAAAGCATTGGCTGACGAAATTGCCGCGGCAGAGTCATGGTCTGGCCGTAAAACTGAACTTATGGATGAGGTTGGCAACAGGACGAAACTAATCGGTCAAGAGCAGGACTTAACAGCCAGGCTGGAGAAGCAACAGGCGCAACTGGCCACAGCCAAAAATCAGAAGCTGATCACCCGGCTTAACAAAGAGGTTTCGGACTTGCGCACCAAGCTGGATGACGTTGCCAGGGCAAAGGAGGAACTTCCAACACTGCAGCGCCATCTTGAACTGCTGGATAACCCACGCAAGCACCGCTCAGAGCTGCGCAAGCTGCAGAAGAAGGCCAACTCCACGACCAGACTTAATGCAAGCCGTGAGCGCGCACTGAAGGCAGTGGAGCCACTTTCACGAGAGGAAGCCGAGGATGCCGCAGATGAGATCGTCAACAAGATTATTGGCGCTCCTTCTGGCCTGGTTCCCGCTCAGCTGCTGCCTGAAAAAATAATCGGCCGCGCTGGCTTCACGAAGAGCCGGAGCCTGCTTATCCCAGACGAACGGATTGAGGACTTTTTGGAGTCTGATATCAACCACGTCATGGAAAGCTATCTGCGCCAGGTAGGACCGGAGATCGAACTAACCGCGCAATTCGGTAGCAAGGATATGGGTGAGCAGATCAGACAGGTATCGGAGGAATACACCCAACTGATCAAAGATGCCAAGACGCCGAAGGAACGTGCGAAGCTGGAGAAGCAACGTGAAGCTGACCTTCGCGACATTGAGGCAATGCGAGACAGGTTGATTGGTACGTATGGGGCGCCAAAGGACCCGCGAAGCTTCTTTGTCCGTGCTGGCCGTGTCGCGCGAAACGTCAACTTTCTGCGCCTTCTTGGCGGCATGACTATATCGGCCGCCACCGATTTGATGCGTCCTGTCATGCAGCACGGTTTAAGCAAATCACTTCGCCCAATGGGCGCCATGCTCCGAAGCATGTCCGCGGTGAAAGTGGCAACCAAAGACCTGCGGGAAATGGCTGTCGGCCTTGATTATGTGTTGTCTACCCGAACGAAGGCCATTGCTGATCTCACTGACCCTTACAGCCGGCGCTCTGCTTTTGAGCGTGGACTTAACTGGGGTACACAGAAATTTGGTAACTGGACGCTGATGAACCAATGGAACAGCGCATTGAAGTCATGGTCAGGCCTGATCGTTCAATCCCGTATCCTGGACAATGCACAGCTGATGGCGGCAGGGAAGGAAGTGCCACAGAAGGAGATCAGAAAGCTGGCGCAAATCGGCATCGATCAGAGCATGCTGCGACGCATCAGCGATCAGTTTTCCAAGCATGGCGAAGATATGGATGGGCTTTTGACTGGCCACAGCCACCTGTGGGATGACCGTGCGGTGCGCGAGGCTTTCCAGTCAGCAGTGCTGAAAGACGTTGACTCAACCGTAGTGACGCCAGGTGTCGGCGATACCCCGTTGATGATGAGTAATGAAATCGGAAAGATGATCCTGCAGTTCAAGACGTTCATTTTCGCACAACATAACCGGGTGATCGCCTCCGGAATTCAGCAGGGTGATGCATCGTTCTACCTTGGGGCCATGGGCACGATAGCGCTTGGTGCTATGGTCTACGTTATGAAGCAAAAGCTCAGCGGTCGGGATATCGACTACAGCCCTAACAACCTGGTTAAAGAGGGCATCGACCGTGCAGGCATGATCGGCTGGCTATCTGAGCCACTGAATGCAGTGGAGAACATTAGCGGCGGCCGGTTCGGACTTGGCGCCATGTTTGGCGCTCCGCCGGTGTCACGCTTCCAAAGCCGTAACGCCATAGGCGCATTAATGGGCCCAACGTTTGATATGGCGGGAGATGGTGCGGTAATAGCCAATGGTGTGCTTAACGGAGAATTTGACGACAAGCAGACACATGCGGTCAGGAAGTTGCTACCATATCAGAACCTGTTTTATATCTCCCCACTGCTTAACAGAGTAGAAGAACAGCTTAAGTAGTCATTTTCTATCCGGGGTATCCCGGATAGAAAAACAATATAGTCATTTCAACCTGTTGTTTATAAACTGTAAATGCGTTTTAATCTCTTCATTAACCATTTCATTTTGTGTGACGTAGTTCACCAAGGCATTCAGTTCCAGCATAGCGCCGCCGATCTCTGAGCCGTCCGCATCCAGCTCGTTCAGTAGCCTTTCCAGTTTTGAGTCTTTGACTATTTTCGCGATTCCTTCGCGGGTGTTGATTATTTTTTCTTGCATCCTGCTGGTTGGATAGTTGTATCTCTTCATTCGCATAATTCTTCGCATGAAAATACTGTATGGATAACCATATATAAAAGAGTTTGGTTTAGCAATATGCGCAACATATATTACCATAATGGTAATAATAATGTATTAATTGTGTATTTCAATTTATACATGGTTCATTGGTCGCTAGAATGCTCTTTAAATGAGCAGACGAGGCTAGAGTAATGACCGTATCAACTGAGATAAGCCGAGAGGAATACACCGGCAACGGAACGACGACAGATTTTGACTACCGATTCCGTGTGTTTTCTGCGAATGAGCTTGTTGTTACTGTGGAAAGTGCAGCAGAACAAATCAGAACGCTGGTGCTCAATACCGATTACACAGTAACCGGGGCAGGCAGCCGTAACGGCGGGAAGGTGAAGTTAACCATCCCACTGGCGGACGATTGGCGCATCAGCATTGAGCGCGAGCTTCCGGTAACGCAGGAAACTGATGTTCGCAACCAGGGTAACTTTTTCCCAGAGGTCCATGAGGATGCCTGGGACAAGCTGACCATGCTAATTCAACAGGCGGTCGGTATCTTTGGGCTGGCACTTCGCAAACCGAATTGGCTAGCGAAATATTACGATGCTCAAGGGAATCGAATTTCCAACCTTGGGAGTCCTGTTAATGCTCAGGATGCTGTGACGAAGGGGTATGTTGATACGGTTAGCAATAACAACATCAATAGAACATTGCGAGTCCCAGAATCATTTATACAAGAGGTACCCGCAACTAGTTTAAGGGTAAACAGGATTCTGGCATTCAACAATACTGGAGATCCCATCGCTGTTCTTCCCGAGTCTGGTTCTGCAGCTGATGTACTTATCGATCTTGCCAGTGCTGAGAACGGGAAAGGTGATGCATTAGTCGCTGTAAAACAACCATATTCCGGCTCGGTTGCAAGAACCCAACATGGTAAAAATGCGGATACCATATCGGTGAAAGACTTTGGGGTGGACAGCTCTGTAGGGGCCGGGGCGCTCGTCACGCTTGATTCAGTATTCTCCACGCTAGCGGCAGCAAAGGAGGTATACCCTTTTGTCACTGCGCTATCTCAATCGCTAGATTTCGCGGCGCTACAGGCGGCTGTAAACTCGATGAGCTCGAAAGGCGGGGGCAACGTCTACATGCCAGAAGGTGATTATTATCTGTCAGACACAGTCACTATAACAACCAGCGGTATCAGCTTGACTGGGGTCGGTCCTAATGAGGGCTTGACGCGCATAGTGAACGCGTCACAGTCAACCCCGGCTTTAATCTTCGGCTCAGCAACCGCCGACATTCATAGGAATTCCCTGTCAAACATTATCTTTGGGCAGTCGTCCGGTGTGCCGGCATCGGATGGGAATATGGCTGTAAAGTTCATGCGCTGCCGTAATCTTCGTATTACTGATGTTGAAGCATTTGGTTTTCCCGCGAAGTTATTTAATGGATTTGTTTTATCGGACGTAGTTGGGAGCTGGGTTACGCGTGTCGGAGTTCAAGACACTGGTGGTGATGGCATAACCATTAAAGATAAATGTATAGATTTATATATTAGTTCTTGCCGTAGTGACGCCAATGCTAACATGGGGTGGCTAATAACCGATAGTGAAGGTCTGTACATCAGCGATTGTACCGCCTACGGCAACCACGGAAATGCATGGAGATTCAATACCAAAGGTGCTAACGGGAATCAGAACATCTTCATGAGTAATTGTATAGGTGATACTTCAGGTTATTATAATTGGGTTGTGGAGCAAATGACTAATGCTGTGCTAACTTCCTGCTGGGGTAGCGCTCAATTGTCACAATCGAGTAATACCTTTGCGTCAGGTTTTATTTTTAATGGGGATAATGTTAGCAATATCTCACTAAATCAGATATCAGCTTACGCAAACAACCACCATGGGGTAGAACTAGTTAAAGCTAAAGATATCAATATTAATGCCATACGTAGCGGAGGCGATTACCGAGCGGGTGTTAACAACGGCCTCGGAGGGGAGCCTTCTAGCGGACTTGCCATCTCCAGTTTGTGTCAGCGAATAAACGTTAGTGGTGGTATTATCCGCGGGCACACTAAAAGCGCGGCGATCACTATTGGACCTGAATCTAAAGGGATTGTTATAGATGGTGTAGATGTCCGCAATAATATTGGTGGCACCATAGAAAACTACCCTCCATCAGACAGAGTAATTCGCAACTGTGCAGGGTATAACCCAATTGGTGTTGTCGTTACCACGCCAGCACTACCGGGCAGTTCGATTGGATGTAAAAATGAATCTGGCGTTGATTGTATTGTTTATTTGACAGGTGGTAATGTTCAAAATATAGAGATAGACAACGTGTACGTAACGAATGGAACTAATCAATCAATTTATCTTTCAGCAGGAAGTTACATAAACATATCCTACACTACCTCACCAACGTGGAAATGGGTCGGGCAGTAACAATATTTAAAAGGTAAATATTGTTGAAACTACCACGGCATGACCATAATGCATTATGGTCATGCCGTGGTAGTTAGGGGCGTCTAAATTTTAAATAATAATTTTCTTTTGAGCTATTTGTTGTTAATCAATAGCACAAGCTTTGCTAATAAGTATTATCCCTTGAATTTCACAATGTAATTCCCATTGCATTCATATACCAGATACCATGGCTTTGAAATAACCAATTCATTACATTCATTAACTTCATGGCCTTTCAATGATTTTGTCATGTATTTATAATCCTTAAAGTAGCTGAAAGCTATATCCTGAACTGTGAAGTCATCTCCATTATATTGCGGAACTAAACTTGATATCATATTTGAATGCAAGGTCGCATTATAAGTTTGAATTGGCAGTGGTAACTTTCCAGTTAGGTAAATTTCAGCATTTAGATTGCCATGAGCAAAGTATGAAATGTCATTTGATATCCATGAGAATAAAAAGTCGTTAAAGTTAAACTGCGCCTTTATTGCATTCCCATAAGAATATGATAAACTCGCAATTGAAAAGCAGTAAGCATATATAATTACTTTAAATGCATTCAGGTTGAACTTATATACTAAAATCGAAAGCAAAAGCAATGGTATTGTGTAAGATGTAAATACTCGCGGCCTTATTATTTGATTCTGCAATAACAAAAGGGTGCCGGGAATTAGTGCTATAGCCATGATTAAACAAAAGTTTAATACAAGTGCCTTTTTAAGGCTAATGACTTTAGTAAGGCATAGCCACGCTATAATTGCAATTGTAGATATAATAATCAAACCATAGATGTATCCAAAAAAACCATCAGAAGACCACCTAATAAAAGAAGCGCTAGCTAAAAAGTTTTTATAAATGTTGTGTAATATATTTCCATCAAATGGAATTACAGTTGAATGGGTTTCTGAATAATCGCCAGACACAAAGATTTGAGCTATGATGGAATAATACAATGCGCAACCAATAATAAAAGAGAGAGTTTTTAAAGCCATTGCTTTTATTGATTGTGCCATCTTATCGCCGGTGAGTATGTCTCGAAACAAAATTATGACACTCATCGATAAGTATGTATTAATTGTTGGTTGGTAAAGACAAAGAATAGAAATAACAGCAGCCACGCCAATAGATAAACTTTTCTTCCAGGAAGATATTTCAAAGCATGGTAATGTGAAGGCTATAGCATAAGATAGAGCCATGCTAATTACATCGAACTTAAAAGATGCATTCTCTAGAAAGAATGGGTTGAATATTACAGGAAGAAAAAGAACTAGATTGGTTAGTTTTTTGTTTGGGAAAATCTTAACAAAAGAAAAATATGAACCAGTGGAGAGAACTATAATTGACAATAGCATTGGAAGAGGAGATGCATCCATTAGGTTATTGTTGGCGCCTAATGATAGAATAATGGCATTTGCAAGAGGTCGCCCATTTATATCCCAATCAGTCACGGAGCGCATAACCCTAGTGTAATCGTCAATATAATACACGTTAGCCAAGATAATCGGTAGTAGGAAAACACCTATTGTTAACAGTAAATAACAGTAAATTTTCTTGTTCATTATTCTCTCTCTTTTTTTGATAAAATGTATCTTGGCCTATTTTTTGTCTCAATATATATCCTGCCTACATACTCCCCTAGGATGCCAATGCCAATAAGCTGTATTCCACCAAGAAAAAGAATAGCTGTCATTATCGAAGGATAACCTGGCACAGAATTGCCCCAAATTAATTTATCTACGACCATCCAAATCGCGTATGTTAGTGCCAAAAGAGAAACCCCAAAACCTATATAAGTCCACATCCTGAGCGGTAATGTAGAAAAACTTGTTAAACCTTCTAATGCAAGATTCCAAAGCTTCCACGTGTTGAATTTACTTTTCCCAGCGGATCGCTCTGCCCTCGAGTACTCAACAATAGCTGTCTTTCCTCCGGCCCAGGAAAGCATTCCTTTCATGAAAATATTTTTCTCAGGCATTTTTTTTATGTTCTCAGCCATTTCCCGAGATAGCAGACGGAAATCACCTACATTTTCCTCTATTTTAGGGTTGCTTATTTTATTGTGTAGTTTATAGAACCATTCTGCTGTTTTTCTTTTAAAGAACGAGTCTGTTGCCCTATCAACGCGTTTGGCAAGAACAACGTCATATCCGACTGACCATTTTTTTATCAACAAATGGACAACATCTATTGGATCTTGTAGGTCTACATCAATCGGTATTACAACATCTCCACTGGCATGCTCTATACCTGCAAGAAGAGCAGGCTCTTTGCCGAAATTTCTAGTAAGGGAGATTGATCTTACTAGTTCATCTGAATTCACTAAATTTGATATGATTTCCTGCGTGTTATCAACGCTACCATCGTTAATGAAAAGTATCTCAATATCGTATTCTTGTAGTGTTTCTTCTTTTCTTACTGCATCATAGAAAATAGGAATTGAATCTTCTTCATTATATACGGGAACCACTAGTGAAATTTTCATTTTTCATCCTTAAATACTATGTACTTTGAATATAGGAAACCACATGATAGGCTAATCACTGAAAACATAACCAATGTAAGTATAGGGTATAAGTTAGTAGTATCGCCAAGTAAACCTATTGATATGCTAATTACCCCCATAAATGCAACGTAAAGTGCATATCTTGTTATCGTTGCAGTTGACCTGAATGTTATCTTGGAATTAGCGAAGAAAGAAAAAGACACGGCTATGCAAAAAGCAATGAAGTTACTGAACGCTTGATCCTTGTTAGCATAATTAAATAACATAAAGAATACAGTCCAGTGTATTAAGGTATTCAGTACCCCTATGGCAACATAGCTAAAAAACATTTTTTTCATCAGATACCTCTTCTTTCTTTGCATATTATCATTAAATTGCAAGGTATTACCACTTTGGTAATTAACTCTTGTGTGACGGGGCCAGTGGCCCCGTTGTTGTTTCTCACACTTTCCCGATTGCGTGGTCGATGTAGCGGGCGTGGGACTGGATATCACCCAGCGCGCGGTGCGTACCGCCGACATAGCCGCGGATAACGTCAAGCTCCCGATCGGCGGCTGACACATCGAACCCGTCAGCGCGCAGCCATTCCAGCAGAGTGAGCAGGGTGCTGCTGTCGTCCTTGTTCAGGAAATCGCGGACGATTGTCGCTTCGTGCTTCCTGTTCGCTGGCAGGCTGTAGTTCGGACGCTTGCCCGCCGGGATGAACTCTGGATTGGCCCCTATATTTCCATACACTATTTACCACTTAACCCATTACTGGTCCGACGCCGCAGATATTCACGTGGCGAACGGTATCCCAGCGCACTGTGCGGATGCCATTCGTTATAGTGTTCGAACGCCTCCGCAAGGTACCTCGCTGCTGTCAGCCCATCCGGTTTTGGCATGATGCTGATGTAGTCACGCTTCATCGTTTTTACGAAGCTCTCTGCCATACCGTTACTTTCCGGGCTGCGCACTGCTGTTGTTTTCGGCTCCAGACCCACCATTTTTGCGAACCGGCGTGTTTCGTGAGCCCGATAGGCCGAGCCATTATCTGTCAGCCATTCAACCGAGATCGGCGGTAGTCGGTTTCCGAAGCGACGCTCCACCGCACCCAGCATCACATCCTGTACCGTCGCGCTGTCGTACCCTCCGGTACTCGCCATCCAGTGCAACGCTTCACGATCGCAGCAGTCCAGTGCAAAGGTAACCCGCAGTTTCTCTCCATTGTCGCAACGGAACTCGAACCCGTCGGAACACCAACGTCGATTGCTTTCTTTTACCGCTACCTTGCCCGTGTGCGCCCGGTTTGATACTGCCAGTGCGGGCCTGTGCTCAAGTAATAACGCATGCTGACGCATGATCCGATAGACTCGTTTGGCGTTAATAACCGCGACGCCTTCATTTTCCGACTGTCTGCGCAACAACGCCCATACCCGCCGGTAGCCGTAGGTCGGAACTTCACCGATAACAGCATGGATACGGTTCAGTGCTTCCGTATCGTCGGGCTGACGCTTGCGTCGGCGATCCTGCCAGTCAGCCGGGCGGTGGGTTATCGCATGAAGCTGCGCACGTGAGACCCGCAAACAGCGACTGACGAAGCTTATTCGCCATCCTCTGGTAACAAGGGTACGTGCGCTATCCACTTTTTTTGCCGGCCGATATCAACGGCTTCGCGCAGTAACTCAACTTCCATCGTTTTCTTACCCAACATACGCTGAAGCTCTTTGATCTGCTTCATGGCTGCGGCCAGTTCCGACGCGGGAACAACCTGTTCACCGGAAGTGACGGCGGTAAGACTGCCGTCCTGATATTGCTTACGCCAGAGGAACAACTGACTTGCAGCAACACCGTGTTGACGGGCAACCATCGACACAGTCATACCTGGCTCGAAGCTCTGCTGAACGATAGCCATTTTTTGCTGCGGGGTACGTCGTCTGCGGCGCTCAGGGCCTAAAACGTCGATCATCCTCAACTCCATGACTAGTCTAAAACTAGCATTAAGACTATCACTTATTAAGCGAGTCAAAGTGTCTGGAGATTCAAGGGGCTAGTCTAAACTCGCCTTCATGAATGATCTGCTGCAGCTTATCGACCAGAGCGGACAGGTTGGCGGTGCCGGCCAGATCACCCAGGGTATTGTGGCCATAGCGCTGGTTGGCAAGCTCGCTCTCCATCCGGTCGAACTCCGCGATATATGCTTCCTTGAACTGCGCCGCTTTCTTGCCTGTGAAGCCCATCACCAGGAAGACGAAGCCGTTTTTGGTCATGTTGAACGCTTGTACTTCACGGTTGCCGCCGCGCGGCTGGGAGACAGAGATCGATGTCTCCTCAAAATTGAGGGCACGAAAATTATCAGAGCATTCCAAGTTATCGATGCTGCGTAAAACGTTGTCGTGGCGCTTGCCGAAGAATGAGGATACGCCCATAGAGGTAGTGACGGGCTTGCCGTGGATAACAGAAATTTCAGGGGCAGAAGTTGGAAGTGTGATAGTCATAGCGATTACTCCGTTTAGTAGTGTAATCACCGCCGGCAACGCCAATTGCCTGGTGGTGAGCTGAACAAGGTTGGCGTACCGGCCTAAACGGATACCGGCGCATCTTGCGATGCCCCTGCCCAGACCACCATGGAAGGGTGTAGCTGTGCCGCACAAACAAAAAAACACGCTGTGCGCGTGTTATGTGCGCCGTTTAGTAAGTTGCGGGACGCCAATCCCTGCACCAGATTTTGCTGGTGCGAATTCACTATGGCGCAGTTGTCTTTCGTTGTCAAAGCACCAAAAAGGTAATGTTTTTTCTTAAAATAGTCAATTAAATTCATGTGTGGTTTAATTGTTCTATCTATGTGATCCCCTGAGGGGTAGGGCTATGAAGATGGAGAATATAACAACCGGCATTGCTTACGGCTCTGCGGCTGCGAATGGTGGTTATTGGGCGTTGCAATGGATGGACCAAATATCTCCCAATCAGTGGGCGGCCATCGGTGTCCTTGGTAGCCTCCTTTTTGGGCTATTAACTTTTCTATCCAGCTTGTACTTCAAGCACAAAGAAGACAGGAGGAAGGACAGATACTGGAAAGGTGAAGCTAATGAAGCTGAATAAAACTGGTGCCTCGGGCGCGGTCTGCTCGGTGATGGTGATTATCGGTCTGGTCATGTCGAGCGGGGAAGTTAAAACCAGTCGAGCCGGTCTTGAGTTGATCGGCAATGCAGAGGGCTGCCGCCGGGATCCGTACAAATGCCCGGCGGATGTGTGGACGGATGGCGTTGGCAATACGCACGGCGTTAAGCCGGGTGTGCGTAAAACAGATCAGCAGATCGCCGCAGATTGGCAAAAAAACATCCTGGCGGCTGAGCAGTGTGTTATCCGTAACGCCGCCGGCGACAAGTTGCCGCAGGGATCCTTTGATGCAGCGACAAGCATCACCTTTAACGTCGGTTGCACTGCAATGCAGAAATCGACCATGTTCCAGTTGTTCCGGCAGGGGCAGATGACAGCCGCGTGCGAACAGTTCCCGCGATGGGTTTATGCCGGCGGGGTAAAACTCAATGGCCTAGTGATCCGCCGTGACAAGGAACGCGCACTATGTCTGGCAAACTAACGTCTGCTGTGGTGATCCTGCTGGCGCTGGCGGCCGTTGTTGGCTCTGGCGCATGGCTGGCCGGTCGACACTATCAGCCGACTATCGACCGCCTCAACAAGGCGCTGACGCAGTGCAGGGACACCGGGCGGCAGCAGTCTGCAACAATCACTAGCCAGAACGCTGGCATTGAAGCGTTACGGCGCGCTGATGCTATGCGCGAGTCCAAGGCCAAGGCCGAGCAGGAGAAAGCCAACAGGGAAGCGCAGGGCGATTACAGCAAGGCTAATGCCGTTTTGTCTGAGCGCACCACTGGCGAAGTATGCGCTGCGGCTTCAGCGGCATTTGACGAAGAACTGCGCCGGGAGCGGACAAAGTGAAAAAGTTGATCGTGGGTTGTGTGCTGGCGCTGTCCGGTTGTGCTGGCGCACCGCCGGCACCGTCCTATGTTGAAGTTAAAGTGCCGGTCGCCGTACCGTGTAGAACTGCCGACGTTGCGCGCCCGGCGTTCGCTGTTGACCAGTTGCCGATCGGTGCTACTATCGACGTCCAGATGCGAGCGCTACGCGCCGAGCGTCACCAGCGTATCGGTTATGAAAGAGAGCTAATCGCCGCTAACGAAGCGTGTAAAAATTGAGCTGCTTTTTCTGGTGACGGTATAAAAGACGGTATCTTATTTCATGACTCCCGACAACTTACTATAAAATCAAATAGATACAGTCGTTGTAAATAATTGAGTGGGAATGATTTCCCAAAAGGGATCGTCCTGCACTAACAGGCATTAAAACAAGCTTAAGCCCGCGTAATAGCGGGCTTTTTTGTTTTTAGCTTAGTCACTGTTGATAATGTCTGACAATTAACCGAGACGGCTGGCACATAATCGTTGCTGTTTTCAGGCAGGCGATCACAGGTGCGTAAAGGTTCAAGGTGAAGTGACCTTCTGTACGAACAAAACGATCTCGGTACTTTACAGAAGGATAAATGATTCCTCTGAAGTGCAAGCTAAACTAAGCGCTTGTTGGTGGTCTAAATATAGCCTATATTAAAACCGCTATATGATTATTAGGCGAAAGAATCATGAAAATAGAGACAATCAGCTACGTTAAAAAGAACGCAGCAACGCTTGATTTGTCGGAACCCATCCTGGTCACTCAAAATGGTGTGCCTGCTTATGTCATAGAATCTTATGACCAGCAGCAGGAGCGGGAAAATGCTATTGCGTTACTGAAATTGCTCACCCTTTCTGAGAAAGATAAAGCTGAAGGGCGCGTGTTCTCGAAAGACCAGTTACTGGATGGAATTGCGGATTAA